GGACTGGTTCATAATCTGTTATAAGTTGTAAAAGTTCATCTACTTCTTCAAACTTTAAATCTTTTAAATCGTATCCATTACTGTTGCAGAAGTATTCTAATTCTTTTGTGTTCTTGGCATCTTCATGGTTATATAGATCTTTTATTTCTGCCATTGCTAATAATTTTCTCTTTTGTTCACTTGTTGCTTTACCAATAACTACTTCTTTAGTTGGTAATTTATCAGGTACACTTTGTATTTCTGCGCTATCATACATACCTTGAAAATCTGTTGGAAATGCCTCTCTTAAGGCTGATACCATAGCACATTTTCTTATCATAACTCCAGGCATTTGTTTCCATGTAGCTTGTCCTTTTGAATATTCTTCAAAAGCTACTGTAGACTTGATAGGCATCTTTCTATCTTTTCTATATACTTCACACCAGCCACCAACTATTATGTCTTTTTTTAGTTTTGCAGTTCCTTCTATTTCTATCATTTCGTTATTTCTTTCTACTAATATTCCTGCTCTCATTCCCTCGAATTGCGGATGTTGGTCTGCTCTTTTAACAAACACATCTTTCCCAACTATTATGTTAGCTGGTTGACTTCCGAATTTAATTATATAAGCATCGTTTTGCAATGGATTTAAATGTCTTGATTTGCATAACTCCAAGAAAAATAAAACTTCTTGATCTGTTACATTCCCATTTCCTCTTACTAAATAATTTCTAACTGTATCAGCATTTAAAACTTGTCCACCTTCTAATGTAAAACTAGCTAATGCTAATGCATTATCATTTGCTTGTACTGCTTTAGTCATGTTATTCACCTTCCTTTTCTAATTCTTCTATATTAAGTCGTAAAGCATATAATAAACTGCTTTCATAACTGTCATGTTTTACTTGTCCTATTTTTTCATATGTTTTTATGTAATGTCTTTTAAAATCTCCTATAGTCATTTCTTTTCTATTATTTAGAGCAAATTCTGCTCCTTCGATAAATCCTAATCTACCTTCTGGGTCACTAGTATTTCTGTATAGTCTAACTAGGAATAGTCTTTGCTCTAATGTCTTTATATCAGATTGTTTAACTCCCTCTGCTTGTAAATTAAACTTCATATTTATCCCCTTTCGTGATATAATATAAGTACTTTATAATATGTATGGTTATGTTAGCTCCCTAGACTGGTACTCTAGAGAGCTTATTTTTTATTGAATTTTTATTGGTGTGTCATATCGTAAACTAAGTCTCGGTAATCTTGTTCCATTTGTGCAAATTCTTTTACATCTTCTAATGTCATTTCTTCTTGTGCTTCTGTTATTCTTCTAACTTGTAACATTGCCATGTATTCAAGAAAAGTCATATCTGGATTTTCTTTTGCTGCTCTATCTAGGTATTCTGGTGTGCATATCATTGTCATTTATATCACCTCCTTGATTCCTTCGATATAGTTGTCTAGCAAGTCTGAAATGTCGTGTAGATTTGTTGCTACATTATAACCAGCGCTTGTAAGCACTATATAATGTACTTTTTTGTTGTATTCTTCGATTGAAATTGTTAAAGCATAATCGCTTTCACCTTTGTTAACTTGTAAAGATAGGTCCATTCCTATTTTTGCAAATTCTAGATTATCGTTGATGTATTCTGCCTTAGCGAATAGTCCTAAAGCTTTTACTCTGAACTCTTGATTTGTCATTTGTTATTCCCTCCTTTATACAGCTTTCATATTTCTTCTTTTACATTCCCCTAGTTGATAAAATATTTCTTCGTCTTTTCTGTCTTTAAATAACTTGTTGCATACGTTGTAGACTGCTTCTAAGTTCTCTCTAGAAGGTGTTAATGGACTTTTTACAGTTATCTTAACCCCTCCATTTTGATATATTTTTTCTTTCATATTGCACCCCCTAATAAAATATGTTACCTAAAATTTGTCCTATTCGTGTATACTTTTCCACCATGCTCCTAGGAAAAAGCCTACTGAAAAAACTATACTTACTGCTATGTATTTTGCCATCTTACCTCCCTCCTATCTGCTATAATCAACTACTGTGTTGTTACCTTGTTTTCTCAACATCGCAAATTTATTTTTCAATTTGTGATACATTTTTATCTCTAATTGAAATGGAGTTATGATGCTCCACTCTTCTTTGTATCCTCTGTTTCTTAATATATCTGCTACTTCTTCAACCTCTTTTCTAAAGAAATGTTCTGTTTTTTTGTATACTGCCATAATGATTACCCCCTTTGTATTATAAAATTGTATCTTCTAATAACATTTGTCTGTTAACTGCGTCTATAACTTCCTTGTAAACAGTTGGTGGCTTATAGGCTTCTATAACTTTTAAAGCATCGTCTAACTGGCAACGTTTTATAGCTTTATAACTTAATACATCAAACTCTCTTTTTAACTGATTCTGTGCATCTATATACATCTTTGTTCTAATAGATTTATCTTTATAAGCTAGAGCATTTTTACCACCCATTTCTTTTATCACTTTACCTCTTAATGCTTTCTGCAAGGTTTCACACTCTATGCTAAATAATGGTGCATTATTTTTAAAATCTTTTAGATCTTCTGTAACTGTTTTTACATCTTGCTCTATTTGCTGCTGTTTTTTATCTATTGCAAATATTGCTTGTAATTCTTTACTCATCCCAGCATACGGATTTATGTTTTTTATTTTTTCTTCCATTTTGTTGAATGCTTCTATATATTTAAGTTTCCATTCATCTGCTTTAGCTCCAGTAAAGCCCATTACTAAAAATGAAAATCCATCTCTAGTCATAAGATATTCTTTTGATTGTCTGTTTGATTTATCAGTATAAGTAGTTTTAATGAAATATTTAGGTGAGCGCAAAATTCCGTTAACCTCTATTTTATCTTCTATAGTTTTCAATACATCTGAATGTCTTTTGTTGAAATTAGTAGCAACCTCTCTGCTACTAACTACTGGTTGTCCTTCGTATTCTTTCACTTCTATACTTGCTACTAAGTTATTCATTTCTTTTATGTAATCCATGTTATTTCCCCCTTGATTATAAATTACTGCATACTTTTCTTGATTGAGTATCCTTTATGTGGACTTCGTGGCTAAAAAAAAGTTCTTCTATGCTGACGTCAAATAAATCAGCCATCGTCTTAGCTTCGGTTAATGTTATTTTTCTCCTTCCTGTTTCTTTATTTGCATAACTTGTTTTAGTTACTCCTAATACTTTTGCTAAATCTTCTTGAGTGTAACCATATACATTTCTGTATATTTTTAAATTCATCAAGTTCATTCTTGCACCTCCTTGATTTAATTTATACTTTCATTATATATACGTTTCGTGTACTTGTCAACAGTATTTTCAAAAAAAGTTTTCGCGTTGTTATATTTTCTTGAAATAACAATTATTCGTATAATCAAATATGTTATAATTACTTTATAATTTAGAGGGAATAGTATTCATAAAGTAGAATATTATATAAGAAGGAAATGACTGGAAGGAATGAAAAATATGAGTAAAACACAAGGAGATATATTGAGGGAATTGCGACTGGAAAAAGATATTACGCAAGAAGATTTAGGCAAAGCCCTAAATGTGAGTAAACAGACTGTCAATAACTGGGAAAACAATAGAAGAAAATGTGATTCAGATACTCTATTTAAACTAGCAAAATTCTTTGATGTTACAGTTGATTATTTGCTAGGTATTAATGAAAATAAAAAACCTATTGAAGATCTAACAGAAAAGCAAAAACAAGCGCTTAGACTGGCAGACCAGCTATCTGATGAAGAATTTGATAACATAATAAGGCTTGTAATAAGCATGAAAAGAGGGACTTAATTCTAAGCCCCTCTTTTTTACACAGTTTTATTTTCTACTTGTTTTTGCATTTTTTTTATTATATCTTCTAATATTTCATCGTCTACTAATAATATCTCTTCTTTGTTTTTTAGTGATACACTCTTTTCTTCCAAATAGATTCCCCCTTAACGCAAACAAATGTTCTATTTTATTCTTTATATATATTATACACCAAGTTATAAGTTATATATATTATTTTTTCGAAATATTTATAATGTTATTATACTACTAAACATTAAGTCAAAAAAGTGTTTCAGAATATTTTACATGTATATAGGGGAAAAATTAATTTTTTATCAAATTATATTGGAAAGTAATGCTATAAATATGGCTTTCTGCTACAATTTAAGAAAAAATATTAAGGGGTGATATTATGAAAAAGAAAGCAATTATTGCGGTATTAGTTATAGTAGTTTTAGTAATAATTATAGCTGGTATGCCTGGTTTTAAAGCTGGATTTAATGCGGGATTTAATGCAAAATAAAAAAGGAGAGTGGGGAGTTATGAAGAAAATATTAAGTATAATGCTATGTATTATTATGTGTATTGGAGTAGCAGGTTGCTCCAGCAGTGGCTCTAATGATAAGGGAGAATATACTATTTTACATGGCGAGTATCTAGAATCAAATGAAACAGATGATAACGGATTAGTTATAAAAGTTAAAATTAAACCTTCTACTACTAACAAGTTAACTATCGACCAAAATGGTTATAATGTAGAAGATCTTATAAAAAATCAAGGTTGCGATAAGTATGATAAAATAGATTACTGGGCTGTTGCAGATATGGATAATGGTAAAGAAGAAAAAGTCGTATCATTTACATTAGATAATAAAACTATCCAAGGCATAAAAGATGGTAACATAGTTGCTAATGAGATAGTAAATACATATGCAAATGATGTATATATACACCAAAGTTTAAAATAATAAATAATATAGATAAACATCAGGGCAGTTTTACCAGCTGCTCTTTTTAATTAGGAGGAAATAAGATGTATGCAATGTATTTAAGGAAAAGCCGTGCTGATGATAAGGATATTCCATTAGAAAAGGTTCTAAAAAATCATTACAATATGCTAACGGAATTGGCTGACAAGTTAAAAATACAGATAGAAGAAGAAAATATATTTCGAGAAATAGAAACTGGAGATAGTATTTCTATCCGTCCAAAGATGCAGGACCTACTAGAAAAAGTATCTGAGGGATTATATGAAGGTGTTTTTTGCACTGAATTATCAAGGTTATGTAGAGGTAGTAAGATAGACCAAGAAATTGTATCTAGTACCTTTACTGCTGCGGAATGTAAAATAATTACACCAAGTAAGACTTATGACCTTGCAAACAATGAGTTCGATGAAGAAATGGTCGACTTCGGACTGTTCATGTCTAGAAGGGAATATAAAACTATCACGAAACGTATGCAACGAGGTCGTGAACAATCCGTAAAACAAGGTAAATACATAGGCTCTATTCTTCCTTATGGCTATAACAAGGAGAAATTAGAGGGAGAAAATGGCTTTAAACTTACAATCAACGAAGAAGAAGCACATATAGTAAAATTAATATTTAAATGGTTTCTGGAAGATAATATTGGTGCTAGCATAATAGCGAAAAGGCTTAATCAAGGAGGCTATCCTACTAGAAGTGGTCGTGTATGGAGTTACAACTCAGTAAAAAATATATTAACAAGCAATGTAGTAGCTGGATATCTCAAACATGGAGAAAGAAAATATAAGAAATATATAGATGCAAAAGGTAATGTAAAAAAATCTAGACCAGTAAATAAAGATGTTGAATATTATAAAGGACTGCATGAAGCAATTATACCTTTGCACAAATTTGAAAAGGTACAAGATATATTAAATTCTAGAAAGCAACATAAATCTAACTTTGATTTGCCACTTAGTAATCCACTTGCTGGGCTAATAAGATGCTCTGAATGTAATAGAATCATGGTAAAAAGAAGATGTTCTCAAGGTGATTTCTTATATTGTTCTACTACTGGATGTAAAAATATAGGTTCTTATCTAAATAGAGTTGAAGAACATATTTTACAAGCATTATCAAATATGTTATCTGATTATGAATATTATGTAGATAATTATGAGCAAGAAACGATAAAAGAAAAAAGAAATGTAGACAATGATCTAAAAAGAATTGAAAAAGAAATTGAGAAACTAAATAAGCAATTTGAAAAATGCTGTACATTTTTAGAACAAGATGTATATACTATAGAAGTTTATAAAGATAGGACCAGTAAAATAAAAGATAAAATCAAAATACTAGAAGAAAATAAAAAAGTATTAGAAAAAGAATTTGGTAGCGATAAAGTTATAAAAATAAAAAAACTAATACCTAAATTAGAAAATGTATTAAAAAATTATAATATTCTTAGTATAGAAGGAAAAAACGAATTGTTAAAAAGCATTATAAAAGAAATAACTTATGCTAAAAAGAAAAAAAGTAAAAAAGGCAGCAATGAGGATTACTTCGAGTTAGAAATAACACTAAATATATAATTATTATGTATAGCATTGATGTGCATATGAATAGGTTCGTTAATGCTATACATAAAATAAGCTAAGGAAAATAACTTCCCTAGCCTTATTTTATACTATGAACAACATAGCACACAATACACCAATACCAAAGTATGCTATACGCCCTGCCACTTCTAAGATAATTTTATTCATGGCCGATACCTCCTTTTAATCGGAGTATAGGCCTATTATTATACTTTTATACCTATTTTTCTATTAATTGTACATACTTTTTAGATGCGGTTATATAAACACCTGATTTAAGCTTATACATATGAGTTGAGCATCCAGTATCTGTTATTTCTTCTGCTACTGTATATAATCCTCCTTTAGGAACTGTACCACATACAGATTCAGCTTTAAAATCTGCAGTTTTATGTATATTTAATCCATCTATTAATATTTTTACATATTGTTTTTTAGTCGGATTAGTTGCTACTGTTGTAACTTTTGTAACTTTACCTTTTCCGTTTGTACAGTTTACAATATCTTTTTCCTTTACTAGGCCATTTAAATAGTTATAACAATCTAATTTAAATTGTTCCCATGCTTTAACATTATTAACAAAATATCTAGGACAAATTTTACCTGTAACATCATAATGTCTTATAAAATCTTTTCTTGGATCTAATTTATATTTACAAGCTAAATAAGCGCCTAGTTTAACCATACTTTTATACTCTTCATCTGTATAATGGTCATCCACACCTGTAGTAGCACATTCTACTCCTATACTATAAGCATTAGCACTATTAGTTGTATATGCTATTTCTGTCTCTGGTACTATGTAATATATTTCTCCTTCAAGCCCCATTACATAATGGGAACTAGCATATATATATTTACCATTTACTTTATACCCATTAGCTACAACGTTAGAAAAATAACTTACTGTATTTTTAGCAGGAACATCATGTTGTCCTGTAAAATGCCATGCTATTTTAGTTGTTTTACTTCTTTTAGTTCCAGGTCTACCATATTTATTGATTTTCATAAATTTTTCTATCATTTCTGGTTTTTGCACCATCATTAATCATCTCCTTGATTTAATATAAAAGGTGCTTAAAAACCGACCTCCTAGTTAGCTTTCTAAGCACCTTGTAAATTATTTGCCTTATGTTTATACCTATTTTTCTATCAAATTCTTAAAAGCTTGATGTAAGCCTGTAGATGCCAAACCACTAAATAAACCACCTAATATAACCTCTGGACTAATACCACCACTTATCCATACGTTTAAAGCACATCCTAAAAGTGCCATAATGCAAGGTATATATTTATTTTCTATAAAACTAAAACTTGTTTTAATTACATATCCTATACATACACAAATACCAACTACAACTAAAACTAAATAGTTGCCTAATAAATTTAAATCAAACATATTTACCTCCTATTTAAATAAATTATTTTGAATTGCATAAAAGAAAAAACTAACCAATGCTGTTATAATTGCATAAGTTAGTTTGTTTAAGTTGATTGCTAATTTGTCTATTGTATTGCATAGATTTTCTATTTTTACTGCCATTTCTGCCTGTGTATTTTCTAGTTTGTCTATTCTTTCAGAATGCCTTTGCAGTCTTTCATCGTGTCTTTTTAATGTATCTTTCAACCATTCATCATTCATGCAAAACTCCTTTCTTATATAAAAAGAGCAGCTAACTTAATAGCTACTCTTTATGATCTTGCTTATTTATTCTTTATATTCTTTCACAATACAAAGAAACTGTATTCATTCCACTATATTTGTCGTTCAAAAAATCAAAGACAAATTCATTGATTTTAAATTTAATTCCATTATAAGTTACACTATCTGATTTAAGTAAGAAATTTTCCTCCCCTTCTTCTAAAAATAATTCTAATGGAGTACTCCCTTCTCCTTCGTATAATAATATTACCATTCTTTTTGCCATACCTTCACCCCTCTTCTACCATAAATAGTATAGAAAAAAGTTAGATTTTGCAATAAAATAGGGAAATTTAAGTTCGCAATCTTTTTATATTGCGTAATACTTAATTAGCTAAAAATGTTTTTATTGCTGACATAGCAGTTTGTACTTCTTCATTTGTTAGTACTCTATTATATACTAATACCACTTTCCAATATATTTTAGCAGTAGCTACATTTCCTAATAACGCAGGATAAGTTCCTTGACTAAATGCTGATGATAATGTTGTGTTCATATTTGTTACAGCACTATCTGTAAATGCCATTTTATCACAATCTACTCTTAAAGTTTGTTTATTATATCTTAATGCTATACAACCATTTATATTATAAGTTCCATCTTTAACGTTTATTGAGCCTAATTTAGCACCACTTGCATCAGAATATAATATTCCGTTGCCGTTCAGAGAAGCTAGATTATCTTTTTGAGATAATTTTTGTTTATTAGAGAATATAGGATTTACAGCATTAGTGAAATCACCTGCAAGTATTACGGTTTGTGATTCGCCAAAATCATAGTAATTCTTAAATCCATCTAATGTTAAATGGTCTTTATAATTTGCTCCTTCCCAATAGAAACTATCTCCGTCAAATTTCATATATGATGCTATATCAGTGGAGTTATTATTTGCGACTTTCCATTGTAGTGCAACATTATCTATTTTATTTTTCCAAGTTGTACTAGTCATACCATTTCTATCAAGTTGTAATGTTAATCCATTTGTTGTATGTCCTGTAAGTTGAACTGCTTCTTTTACTGTTACGGCACATTCAGCTTTTACATTTTCATTTGCACTTGAATATGCAGTTATAGTACAAACACCTTTAGTTTTACATGTAACAACCCCGTCATTTACAGTCGCTACATCAGTATTACTTGATTTCCAAAGAATTGAGTCCGTATGGTTGGCAGGTGTAGCTGTTGCAATAAGTGTGCTACTAGTTCCTTCATAAATTTCTAACGTATTTTTATTTAAGGATATAGCTGTAGAGTTTATATTAGCATTTTCTGCTACTGTTACATTAATAGTTGCTGTAACTCCGTTTGTAGCTCTAGCTGTTATTTTACAGCTACCTTTGCCTACTGGAGTTATTCTTGAACCATACACAGTTGCTACATTAGGATTGCTTGATTCATAGTTAACATTGTTATCCCAAGCTGTAGAAGGATTTACTGTGTAATATACATCAATAGGGTCATCACCCATATTAAGTGATACATTAGTTTGACTTAATGAAATAGATTGAACATCTACTTTTTGTGTAACTCCAACTGGTGCATAAACTCTAACCCAGTCTACTTCCATTTTTATTGAAGTACAGTCATCAATAGGGTATCCACCTACAGAACCTACTGCCATATTTAATATAATGTACATTGGTCTATGCCATGACGCTATATTAGATATATCTTTTCTTCCAGTTTCAACACCATCTATATATGCAATCATTGTTGTTTCTGTCCATTCTACAGCATATACATGATATTGAGAGGCATCAATATTTTTACTACCAAATTCCAGGGTCATATTACCTTTTCCGTCATCTTGATTATACCAACCACCTTGACTGATTATATTACTAGTTCCTCTACCTTCGAACATATCAATTTCACCATTTTGTGCCCATTGAGTTCCTAGACTCTTTTTGACACCGTGTATATTTTCTCCTGTTGGATAATATGCACAAGTACCAATTGTCCAAAATGCTGGGAATGCACCAGATACAACATCATATTTTAATTTTGCTTCTAATCTACCATATTTGAACCCTGCTAATCCACTTGTGTCTATTCTACCACTACTCCATGTCCAACCACTAACATAGCTGTCTTTTTTCGCTTCTAATATTAAGTTACTGTTTTCTAATCTAACATTTTCTGTTCTATTTACAGTATATGCTTGTTGTTCACTACCTCCACTATTATGGGTTGCATATCTCCATTTATTAGTATCTAATGTTTGACCATCAAATTCATCATGCCATACTAATAATCTATCTTGTAATATTCCGTCTAATTTTGATAAATCTTCGTCGCCTCCACTTGAAACGTATTCAGTAGTAACTGTTATGACTATGTCTCCAATAACTCTATCTATAATTATTCTACCACCCGAATAAACAGAATCTGTAATATCTGTACCGTACATAGTTACTGTTACATTTTTTATTCTATAATTGCTATCGGCAGTTATAGTAGCATTATAAGAGGCTCTTTCTTCTATAGATGTTGCAGTATTACTATTTTTAGCATGTGATAGATTATTAGTTATAGTATATCTTGTTACTTCACTTGAAACATATTCAGTAGTAACTGTTATACTAATATTTCCAGTAACCGCAGATATAGATATTCTTCCCCCTGAATAAGCACTATTTGTAATATCTACTCCTCCCATAAGTACTATTACATTTTTTATTCTATAATTGCTGTCAGCAGTTATGGTAGCACTATAAGATGTACCTTCTTTTACAGATGTAGCACTATTTGAGGTACTAGCGTTGGACAAATTATTAGTTACAGTATAAGTATTAGGTGTTGGCGTTGGGTCTACTGTACCACCATTTATGGTAATACTAGATAGTTCTTTTGTTCCGAACATTAATTTTATAGCGTTATTAGCGCCTGCAACTAATTTAAAATTGTTCACAATATCTTTAAATTGCGAATCAATTTGACTTTTACTATAAGTCTCACTTTTTTTATAATAATTGCTAAGATCTACTGTCACTTCTCCACCTCCTGTACTTCCTCCAGTTGAGCCTCCTGTACTTTCTCCTATGCCTTCCTTTACCTTTGCTAATAATAAGAATGTACTTACTTTTACATCGTCTTTTTCGATACTAAATAACATTTTTAAATTACCTACTACTTTTGTTATATCACTATCTATTACAGCATCAAATGAATTATTAGATATATTTGTTACGGATCCATTTATTACTTGTCCATCTGCTCTTTTATATTTAGCAGTAATAGAGCAACCAGTTAGATTTACTGGTTGCCCATCTTCATACACATTTATTTTAATTTTATTACCCCTGTCTCCCTGTACTAATTTAATGGATTGAAATTTCTCTTGTTTTAGATCACTTTCTATGTCATAGTCTCTCATGTTGCCACCTCCTAACTATTTAATATATTCCAATAAGTTGAACTACGTATATTTGCATCATCATTGTAGAATTTAAGCAAATTTATAAGTACTCCGCCGTTGCTAATATAATTTTTAAATGCAGCCTTATATTTAGTCAAACGCCCACCATTATATGCAATTCTCCAGGTGTCTGTAAAACTATAGTTTTGTATAGAACTTGTCCCCCATTCTAAAATATATACTTCAAATCGGGCAGGATTAGCATAATTGCTATAGCAAGCGTTGCTAGTACTTCCCGCAACTATGTCAAAGTCAAACATCGCGATTCCACTATCCGTTACAGTAAATATACCATCTAATGTAACTTTTGTTCCGTTTGCATTAGTCCAAGTTTGCCCCTTTAGACCTGGTATGTATATTTTTGTTCCATACGGGATATTTTGTGCTGCAACTGTTTTACCCATGTGTGTTCCGAGTCCACTTCGTCCAGAACTATTACTTTCTGTAGCTGCATAACAAGTACATCTAGCATCGTGTAATCTGTATATATAATTCTTGCCGTCTATCGTTCCTTTTTCATTAAAGCAGTTAACATATTCCTCTTTCACAGTTGTCCCTCCTGTAGAACTTGTGCTATCCGCTTTGTCTAACTCAGGCAATCTTATAAAGAAGGCTTGTTTGCTAAGATTATACTTACTGTAAATAATGCCTTTCTTGTAGCCACTCGCCTCCGCAATATATCCATTCCCCATGTATATAGCAGTGTGATGCGTTCTTACTGTTGCCATATTAGATGTAGTTACTGTGTAACCATCATTTGCAAACATGATTATGTCGCCAGGTTTTGCCTTCGTAAATCCACTATCTGCATATCTCCAAAATGTTGCACCATGTTGTTTAGCTGTAGCCTGCAGTGTTCCCATACTACAAGTTAAGCCTTTCATATAGCCCATACCAGCTTTTTCGTAACAGCAACCTACCAATGATGAACAGTCAAACCCGTATGTCACACCTACCTGAACCCAACTTGGTTGATAATATGTTGTTCCTCCTACTGTCTCTACTTTACCTTTTATAGTTACCATACTGTTAAGACTTGTTGTTCTCCAATATTGGGAATACCATGCTGTATGAGCAGTCCCCATGTTTACTATTTTCATAGCTGTGTCACATATTGTTTTACGTATATTCGATACAGTAATTCCTCCACTAGAAGAACCACCTCCCGTAGAACCTCCACTAGAAGAAGAACCACTTGTTACTTTTGTACTTGGTCTAACTGCTAATACTATATTAGAAGGTTGTTGGTTTTTAACAAGGTCTTTTTTTAGCCCTACATACCAACCGTCTGAATGAGATTCTCCTGGATTACTCACAACAGTTATTATTTGTGCATTTCCACTACTATCTTGCCCTGCACAAATAGCTCCAGCACTTATATATTTCCAACGTGTTGGATATACATAAGCTCCACCACTTGTTTTTCTTGCATAGAAAATAAGGTCTCCTTTTTGCAAGTTGCTATAGTCGGATTTAACTTCAAACGTTTGTCCCCTGTTATAAAAATACTGTGCTATTTCTGCACAAGTTCTTGCTAAGTTAGAACCATTTGTAGGAACTATAGCTCCTGTATATGCACTATTTTTAGCCATTATATTCGTACGGTAATTGTTGAAGTTTACTAAACTTCCATATGGAGAATCTGCATATGGATACCCCATAAGGCAAAGTAATATTAATGTAGAATCGTCTATCATCTTCCAGTAATTACCCTTAGTAGACTTTTCCCAAATACTATTAGTAGCTCCCATTGTTCCACTTGCATTAGCATTGCAAGGAGTAGTTTCTCCATAAGTGAATCCATTGTCCCAAGATTTCGCTGATGTATAATTATTTCTTGCATTGTAGTAAGTTTCTGCAAATCCTGCAACTTTTGCTCCATCGTAAAGTTCTGGACTTACTGTAGCCGTTCCAGTAGTTACTTTCACATAAGTTGTATTATTCGTAATCCATCCATATTCACCGTTATAGCTTATTTTGTACCAACCAGTTGTGCTATCTGTTTCTAATATATCTGCCGTAAATCCTTTTTGTACTATACCTATAGAAGAATAGCTTGTTCCAGCTCCACTTCTTACATTAAGATTTTCTGCCAATACTTCTACTTTTTGAACTGTAGTTGAACCGTTAGGGTCTCCACTAATTATTTCTACATATTCACTCTTGTTCGTTATGTATGCATAATCACCTTCAAATTTTATTTTATACCAACCAGTTGTGCTATCCACTCCTACTATCTCTACTGTATCTCCATTTACAAGCAATCCAGCATATTCTCCGTCTATCCCCGGAGTTTTACGCACATTAAGAGCATTAGCTAATATTCTACCTATTGCTTTTACATCTGTTCCAATGTCTCCGCTTTCTTCTCCTTTAGATGTTCCTACAATTACTAATTTTATATTATCTACGAGCAAATAGTTTTCAACTTCGTCTGATAGAAATTCCACAGAATACACTCCATAAGTTGCAATCTTATCCGCAAGGTCTTTCGGTAATTTTCTATCTTCTGTAGCATTGTAATCTATAATTTGTGCTCCACTTCCATCTCCAGTTAGTGGACTTGTTAACGGATCTAGTTTGTAATATGCTGTATATTCTCCGTTTCCAAGTTGGAATCTAACTCTCGGTATTGGAGCAGTAGTATTATTATCAGCTCTCGTCATTCGTAAGTACATATTATAATTTTCCAAAGTCTTCAGATAATCTCCCATCGAATCATCTGTGTCATTGATGAATACTGCGTACCCATGCATATATTTATAATCGTCTCTAAATTTTCCTTGTCCTACAAGATTCAGCATACTTGTTTCTTCGTTAACTCCATCGCCCTCGTAGTTTGTATACTGTTGACTTACTCCAAATATGGCTAGAGTATTTGTATTATCATCATTGCTAAAGGTATCTTGGAATTGTGAATCTTTTTTTACATATGTTTCAAAAGAGTTCACGACAGCAGATGAACCGTATACTTCACATGGTTCTGTCTCTGTGTAAGAAGGTACTTGAATGGATGAACTAAAAATACTTCCACTCGCAAGCGTAGCAAGTTTGTTTACATTACCTTGACAATTAGCTAGAAGTATCTTTGAAGAATTGTATCCGTCAGCTACTTTATCCATTTTACTTATATCACAGTTTGTGACCTCTAATAGATTACTATCTGCACATTTAAAACCTACAGAATCAAGCGAATTTCCTCTTATACGAAGTCCATCAAATCTAACATGACTATTATGGCTAAGTTTTAGCCCTGCTACATCTTTAATTTCCACACATCCTAATGTATTTAATTTGCCGGATTCGTTATAAGAATCTAAGGTGTTCATTTCGTTGTATTTGGAAGAGGTTATATAGATTCTACATCTAGTATCTTCAATTACACTTCCTTCTTTCATTTGCAATAAAGCATCTTTACCTAAATTTATCTGAAGTAAAGTTCCATAAAAATCTTGCAATACGATTTTCTCTCTAACTCTTACTCCTTCTTCTAAGTTAATATATATTGCATTAAAAAACATACAACCATTTTCTTTTAAATTTCTTAAAACAGTTTGAAGGCTGTCTGCTTTATTTGCTTCATCTCTTCCTGAACCGTCTCCTGTAGCAATTTTCCCAACATAATAATCTTTAGTCCATCCTTGTTGTCTATCTATTATTTGTACACTCGGATAATGGTTTAGTTTGCCGTCCACTGTCAAATTAGCAAAATGTGCGCCCTGTGCTCCTATATCAGCCAATTCATTACCATCTTTATCAAGGATTCTAAATCCTTCTTCATCTACAACTGTTGTACCAACTGGAGAATCATCTTGGCTTTTGTGGTAAACTTGTATTCCGTTTTTATCTATAGATATATCTCCTTCGACTAAAGAAACTTCACCGGCACTATTAATAGAAAATGTTGTATTTCCATTTCCATCAATTACATTTATATTTCTAGCATCTATATAAGTTCCTTTAAGTTTACCTGCATTAATTACATCTGCATTTAAAGAACCTATAAGAGCGCTTTCTATTGCTGCTTCTTGAAAATATTCTGCAGCATCACTTATTTTTGTAGTTGTTGCACTAACTACTTTTGAAAAGTCTGTAGCATTTCCATAAGTATTTATAGCTCTTACTTTGTAGTACCAAGTTTGTGCACATTCAACTTCATGTAGAAATGCACTCGCTTGCCCTTTAAAGATTAGGTCGAAAACATTAGGTGTAAATCCTTGTTCTTGGCTTGCGTATACCTCATAAAAATAATAAGGTTTATTTTCATATTGCCAACTAAGAGAAATAGTTTTAAATCCAGCTCTATCTATAGTTACAACAGGCACTATTGGTAATGTATTAGGATAATCTTTTTTATTATTTTTATTTATAAGGTCTTTTACTTCATCTTTTGTTACTGTATTGTTATTAGATTTATTTATAATACTTCCTAACGTTGTTTTTGGATCACCTAATTCTATAGATATATATTTCTCTGTTAGCACGTTGTAAGTTGTTTTTATAACTCTAGCTTGGTCTCTTATACCATATTTACTGTTAAAAATATAAACACTGTCGTCCATACCTATATATTCTAGTTCAGCCAATCCATCTTCCTTATATTCTTCCGTCTGACTAAGAGGTTGAAATTCTATTTTATAAGTCATTTTAGGAATGTCACAACTGTTATCGTTAAAATATTTTTCAGCTAGATTTTTTAATTTTTCTTTTGTTGGAGTTTCATCATTCTCAAAATCGTCTGAAAAATCCATCCATTTACTTTTTACTATATCACCTTCTACATATCTAGATGATTTTACTCCTATTTCGTCAATATATAGAGTTTTTTCAACTTCATTTTCTGTATAAGTAGCATAAGGTTTTATGATATTAATTATTTCTGTATAATCTTCCTCCAAGGTAAACCCGGTTATATTCTTCTTGTACGCTATAAGCACATTATTATCTTTACCTCTTCTAGCAAGTACCTTTATTGTAAAATTATCCCTTAATAATTTAGGTCCATTACCAAACGTATCTATAAGAGAACCTCTCGTACCAGCTATAGCAGATAAACAATCTGTTTTTCTATCCATGTTATAGTTACCAAGCATTTCTATATTACTTTCTATTGTAAATCTACTATCTGCATCAGAACTCTGTAGCATATGTTTACCAGCATTTTCGCATTTTATATTTTTTTCAGTTAAATCCTCATTTAAAGAGTTTTTAGCTAGGTCAAATGTAATGTGTTTTGCATATACTGTTACTTGGCCATTTAGAGGTTTTGATATTGTATCTATCCTAAAAAGTTGCCCTTTTAAGCTGTCAGATGCATCAGCTTTTATAAGGTTATCTTGTTTTAATGCATAAAAAAAAGAGCCCTCAGATGGATATACAAGTGTTAACTCAAAATCTCCATTAGACTCTTCTTCAACTTGGCAGGATATAGCATCTACCAATAAACCTAATCCATTACTATCATATGTTGTAAAACTGTTATCATAAATTCTTGGTATCAATCTATATCACCACCAATCTGTATTTTATTATTATTTTAGTAAAACTAGCTTCATCTCCATCTCCTAAAGTCCAAGTTATATTATTATTACCTTCTTCTAGCACCGGAAAATCACTATACATCTTCTGATTTGCATTTACCGTTTTTTCAAGTGAATTAACAGTTGTTGCGTTCATTTTATCGCAATCAAGTTGTATATGCCCTTCTAAGGCTTTTAAAATAATTTCTTGATTGTTTATATTAATAGTTATATCTCCTGTTGCATACACATCAATAACAGGCTTGGTTTTATATTCATCGTTTTTTATTACGGTATTTTTAGTAGTTATCTCTACTGTCTTACTTTTATTTGAAAATCTATAAGGTTTACATCTAAATTGTGCCTGAAACAGTCCAAAATTTTCAATTGCTTCTTCTATGTCGATATCAGAATTGTAAGTCCCTAACAGATAGTAATCCATATCCTCACTTAATTGTATTTTTCTAGTTGTTCCATTAAGAAGAAATTTCTTTGCTCTCCTTGCTAATGCTGGAGTAGTTTCAATCTCATCATGCTCGTTTACTAGCACACAACTTAGTTTTAGTATAAAATCTTCATATCCATTGTCTACTGTTAATGCTCCATCTCTTCCATCAACTTCTATAAACTCTAGCTTTTTCGAAGGGGCAGAAAGGATATTGCTTTCATACACTTTTATTCCGTAATCTGTGCTAGGTTTATCATCTAGATATAAAATTATCGGATCTCTATATTCCATAAATTCCATTTCTACACCTCCTTATACTGTTAATACGTTTTTTCTTTTTAAATAGAATGCTAAATCACTTGCTAAAGTTTCTATATCTTTATCATCGTTTATTGTTAAGTTTTCTACATGCAACAAGCTATCAAATTTACTTACTTTATCTTGTCCAGTTGCTTGGTTAGTAGCTATATTCATGCTTGTAGTTAGATTTTTAGCTGTATTAAGTAAGTTAGTTGTAGCAATATTACCACTCATCACATCAACTACACTGCCTGCTAGTTTATCCGCTTTTGTTAATAAGCTATCTTCTTCGTTATCTATACCAACTCCTATACCTTCTACTATTCCCTTACCTATAATGTCTCGCATGATTTTAGAAGGAGAGTTTATTTTAAATGCAGATTTAAATCCATTTATAATACCACTAGCAAAATTACTTATTTGACTCCTTAACCATCCTGCTGCTCCACTAATTCCACGCCATATGCCTTGCACTATATTCCTTCCTATGCTAAGCATTTGATTTGGTATATTTCTAACTCCATTAACTATATTAGTAGTAAAGTTTCTTGCTGCTTGTGTAGCCTTTTGCCCGAACTGACTTACAAAAGTTACGGCTTTACTTATTGTTTGGCTTAAATAACTCCATACCTTACCTGGTAAACTTTGTATCGTACTTCCTACTTTACTAACGAAATTACTACCAGCTTCTCTTGCTTTATTTAACATTTGTGTAGCCCAGTTAACTGCTTTGTTGTAAGTTTGTGTTAACCAATTATACACAGTAGTGGGTAAATTTTTAATAAAATTAACTACATTATTAACAAAATTTGTACCTGTTTCTATTGCCTTAGATAGCATATTGCTACCCCAGCTAATTACGTTGTTATACGTATTTGTTAACCATGTGCCTATTTTACCTGGAAGTTCACTAAACCATTGGCCTATAGATTCTATCCATTTAGGTATATTTGTAGTAAAATAATTCCATGTATTTACTATCCAAGATGCTATTGTTCCTAATGCAAACCCTAAAGCATATCCAATTCTACTTGGTAGCTCATTAAACCAGTTTCCTATATTGGTTATTAAGTTTGTTCCCCACTCTATAAAGGAATTATATGTGTCACTGCACCATGTTGTTATGCTTTGCCATGTTTCGGATAACTTAGTAGTTATAGTTTCTTTTATACTGTTAAAAGTATCTCCTATAGCATTTAAAGCATTTTCAAAATATGTAGGTATATTTTGAACTGTTTCAACTATGTTATCCCATAAATTAATCCAGAAATTACGGAAACTTTCACAATTATTCCAAAGGTATATAAATCCAGCAACTAATGCTGCTATTGCAGCTATAACCAAAGTTATAGGATTTGCCAACATAAATGCCCATAGGGATTGTAATGCAGGTATTACTGTCCCTGTAATTATAGCTCCTAAACTTGTAAACAGTCCTGATACTCTACCTATTGCACTACTTAATATACTGGATTCAGCCAACAAAGCTTTTAGTTCTATTAAGTTTCCTATCGCACTTGCTAGAGAGCCTAAAATTAATAATAATGGACCTATAGCTGCGACTACTAATCCAACTGTTACTATTGTTGTTTTAACTCCATCATTTAATCCATTAAACCAATTAAGAGCGCCTTGTAATACACTTACTAAACCTTTTATCATTGGTAACAATGCTTCTCCTATAGCTATAGCTGCACCCTCTAAAGCGGATTTTAATGCAGTTATTTGCCCGTTAAGATTGTCATTCATAATATTAGCCATTTCTTCTGCTGTTCCAGAACTATTTCTTAATTCTTTTTCAAAATCTTCTATGTTTCCACTACCAGTTTGTAAAAGTATGTTTAGTGCTTTTAGCGAATCAGATGTAAAGGTACTCATTAACGCTGCATTCTTTTGCGCATCTCCCATTCCATCTGTTGCATTTTCAACATCTCGTAATATATCAGTCATGCTTCTATAGTTACCATTTGCATCTTGCACTGCAATCTTTGTTTTTCCTATAGTTATATTTCCATCTTTCATTTTCTGTGTAATATCTCTGAATACTGCACTTAACGCCGTCCCTGCTTCTGAGCCTTTTAGCCCCTGGTCTGATAATTTGCCGATTAAAGCAGTTGTTTGTTCTATATCTAATCCGAATGCATTGGCATTTGCAGCACAATTCTTAAATGCTTCTCCTAATCCAGCTGTTGTCGTATTGGAATTAGCCTGTGCGTAAGATAATACATCAGCCATTCTTCCAGCTTGATCTGCTTCTTCTCCAAATGCACTTAAATAATCTGTAACCAAATCTGATGCTTCTGCTAGCCCCATTCCTGATGCTGCAGCAAGGTTAAGCACCCCTGGAAGTGCATTCATGGATTGTTGTGTATCCCATCCTGCAAGAGCCATATATCCGAGAGCATCCGCTGCTTCTGATGCACTGAACTGAGTAGTGGCTCCCATCTCTTTAGCTAGATTAGATAACTGCTCTAATTCACTTCCTGTAGCTCCTGATAATGCTTGTACATTACTCATACTGCTTTCAAAGTCAGCAGCAGTTTTTACACTTGCCGCACCCATTCCAGCCAGCGGAACAGTTACACAAGCTGTCAGAGTTGACCCAGCTCTTGTTAGCATTTGACCTGCAGCTTGAAATCTACTACTCATACTTTGTGAACTATCTGCTAAGGTCTGCATTTGTTGCCTAGCGGTATTATAACTGCTAACCCAACGGTCCGAGTTAAGTTCTAAATATCCAACTGCTGTGCCTAAATTTACACTCATTTACTTACCTCCTTTCATAGCTTCTTTACGTAGGAAGTCATTTAAATAATATTTATCTTTGTCGCTGTCTACTTTTTCATCTTTAAAATGTGGTTTTTTCTTATTCTCGATTTGATTAATTATATATAAACAAGCTTCATCGAAACAAAAGGCTGTATATTCATCGTCTATTCTTAAAATCTCGCTTGGCAATCTATTAAACTTCAATGCCTGGTTGATTATTCGCATTATGTTCTTGCTCTTTACGAAAGCTTTTTAGAGTTTCTACCCCTCCTTGGAAATACATCATTATCGTTGTTTTCATTTCTTGTGTTAGTGTTACATTTATTTCATCTAATTGTTTCATTGTTGGATTTACTAAGGATGCTTTAGCTAAAATATCCATCAGTTGTCCTAATTGAACAAAGGCTTCTCCATCATCTTTTAATACATCTTTAGCTAGTTCATTTTTTCCATTAAAAAGTTTAGCAACTTCTGTTAAAAGGCTATTTGGTATTTTGCCTTCTGCTGCTAAAGCCATTATATCAGGCCTTTTTAATTCAGCTACAAACTCCGTTCCATCTTCAAATTTACCTAAGCTTACTATATCGGTTTGTTTTACTTTTTTTAACTGTTCTAAACTTGTTACTTGCAAATTTTCCATGTATTTTATTCCTTTCATAATAAAAGCCCTCCTAAAGCTTTAGGAAGGCTAAAATCTATTTGTTATATTTTATTATTCAGTTGTTGGTAATGCATCTACTAAAGAAACTGTATAAGGTGCTACATTTTTAGCGGGTCTAGATTTTATTACATATTCATTAGTGTAGTATTCCCCGTCCTTAAATGTAAAAGGTACACTAGTTCCCTCAGAACTTGGATAAGATACTTTTATGTATTTCCCAGTATCTCCGTCGGTAGAAACTTCGCATGTATAAATATTACATGTAAATTTCTTTTTAGTTACTTTTGTTCCTATTGCTGGAGGTGTATATGTAAATTTTCCACTTTCTCCTGGTGTTAACGTTCCTCCTTGAAATAACTCTAAAAGTTCAGGACACATTAAATTATCTGTAAAAGTAAGATTATGCCCCAGTAATGTATTTTCTGCCTTTCTATTTGCATATAGTACATTTTTTATTTTTAAAGTTTGTTCATCTCCTTCGTCAAGCACTTCTTCTATGCCGACTTCGGAAGCAGTTACAAACGTATAGCTTTTGTCATCTTCTGTAACTATTTCTACACATGCAACATCAGAAAGCGCATGTTGATTTAAAGTTACTGCTGTTTCTGCCATTATCTCAACCTCCTTTGAACGTATCTAAAATACGTTAATTTTGTATAATATGCTTTCATTTCATTATCTATCTCTATTGCATATTTTTCATAAGCTTTTCTTAATTTGCCGAATTTAGTTACTGTATTTTCAACTTGTTTTATATAGTCATTTACCTTAGAATACTCATTAAATGGATAGAATACCCATAATTCAATGCTTTCTTTTTTTAAATTCTTACTTGTAGTATCTTCTATTCCAGCATCGTAAAAAAGTACAAACGGCTTAGTGCAAATCTTATCTTGTTGTCCTAAAGAAAATACAGTTAATCCAGCAGTTTTAAGAAATTTATATAAATCTTTAAACATTTAGATCACCTGCTTAGCAATACAGTTAATCCAGCCATAATTTGTGGGCCTACATGTTCTATAGCTGGCATAATAATAGGATAAGGTCTAGTTCCAGGATGATTTACTTGCTTAACAGGGTGGCTAGCTCCTTGCCAATATAACCAAGGATTACCTTTTATTACATGCGCTGGTGTACCTTTTTCTAGATATATTCCGTAGTTAACCCCATGTGATAGGGCTATTACTATTTTGCTACCTCGCCATTCCCATGTTGCATTAAGTCTATTTCTCGCATCGTGCGTATCATCTTTCCAAGGTTTATTTTGTCTAGCATAGTTTTGTAATTTAGTGGCACTATTAGTAGCATACAATTCCATACTTGCTTTAAATCTAGTTTGTTGTTGTGCTAGATTGCCAAGCAATTCACTAGCATCAAATCTAAAATTGCTCACCGTAACTCACCTCTTGTAGTCGCATGTCCATGTAAATATTCATTTTGTTAACATTGCCAAGGTCTTTAATTTGGTACTTGTAACCCTCTATATAAATATAATCGTCCTTTTGTATAAGCTTTGCAGTCTCATCGTAGGCGATTAGGAAATACAAGCCTTTATCTGACTTTACCTCTCCTTTATTTTCTAAAGTTATAGAAAGATTGCTACCTTCATGGTATAGACCTTCTAATTCGCATACTAATTCTAATAAATCCGACTTTTCTCCAAAGTCATTTTCATAAGCTCGCTTAACTACCGCTTGCGAAGGAAGTTTTTTTATTGCTTTTTTAACTTTAGCTTTAATTTTATCTTTATTTATCATAATATCTTACTTCCATTCGGTCTGTATTTTTTTGCAAGTCTTAGCCAATATTCTTTATTGTTAGGCAAGCTTAATCCTCCTGGTAATGCAATGCTGTCATCTTCTGCTTTAGCTAGAAAACATTCGTAGGCCGTTTTATTTATGTCAAAATTATTTTTTTCTGCATAAAATCTTAATTGTTCATCACTAAAAAAGGGAGAATCGTTCTCCCTTAAAATTAGCTTTAGCATTTCTAAATCATCCATTTTGAATCACCTATTTTTTAAATTTAGCAAGTACTATTTTAGCATCGTTAGTTTTAGCTACTCCGTAGTATTTAGCAGTTGTTAAATCATGTATTTGTTTTTTAGGGAACCATTCATGATCTAAAGAAGTATCTTTTTTAAGGAAGATTGTTATTGCTGGTAATTCATCTTCTGTATATTCTGTTTCAGGACTATCTGGCTCCATTTTTAATATTAGGTTTAAATAGTATTGATTAGCTGCTGCTACTGCATTAACTTTATCGCCTACTTTTAAAGTAGAACCATCTAAAGTTTTCTTTTTATATTCTGCTAAGTTTTCTGCTGATATTTCAACTGTACCGCTTGTATTTTTTTCTGCTTGAACTAACATAACTTTTTTAGATTTTTTAACCCAGCAACCAGCTATTTTACCTATAGCTCCGTTTACTGCTACTCCAGCAGTGAATTTATCAGCTGATAAGAAGTTAGGATCCTTTAGCAATGTTGCTTCTTGTTTTGGATGTATAAACATAACCTTTTCTATTCCATCTTCTTCATCTTCAAATTGTGTTACTGCATCAACTATACCACTGTAAGATATTACTGCTAATGTATCTCCAGCTACTCTAGTAGTTCCATTATAAGCAGCATCTAATACATCATTATCAACTTTTTGTGCTATAGATTTTGCTAATTGAGTTTCAGCTTGTGCTACTGGATTACCCAATCCACTATTAATAGATTCTTGTGTTATAGATACAGCTTTCATAGCTTTTTTGATTGTAAAAGTAGTTGACCCAGCTTTTAATCCTACTGTTCCGACTTCTTCACCTTCAGCTACATCTTCTGCATCTCCTATGTATTCCCAACTTGGTGTTGTTTTTGTATCCCCTGGAACACCTTGTAATGTTGTATCAACTTTTGCATATGGTGTTATTTTACAAAGTGCTTCCACTTTTGCACCTATTACTGGTCCCATAACCTCTGGGTTTATAATATCCGCTAATTTTGTTGTTGCCATATATCAATCATCTCCTATTCATTCATTAATCTGTTAAATTCTTCTTTATTGTTGTTGTAAAATTCAACTCGTTTACTATAAGGCATTTTCATTAAATCCGCCTTTGTTACTACTCCAGTGCCTCCACCAACTCTCGGATGATTACCTGTTCCACCAGTATTACCTGGAGCTGGATTTGATGTATCAAATAAATATCCATCACTTTCTTTTAATGCATTTAATTGTCCTTCTAAGCCTTCTAATTTACCTTCATTAAACTTAATATTATCTAAATCAAGCAAGGCTTTTAGAGCCTTAGCATTCTTACATTTATTATCTTTTAATGCACTATCTAATGCGTAATTAAAATCCTTTTGAGCCGATTCTTTTTTCAGATTTTCTATAGTCGTTTCATGATCTTGTATCGTCTTTTGTAAAGCTTCGTTATCTTTATTATTTTTCTTCAAATCTTCTATAGTTGCATTTGCTGTTTTTATCTGCTCATCTAAATCAGCTTTTTGGCCTTTTAATTTCGTATATCGTTCGTCTGCATTTTCTAAAGATGTAGTATATATTTTTTCTTCTTTCATCTTCGCAGTAATGTTATTTATTTGTTCATCTGTTAAGCTTTGTGCTTTTAATATCTCTTTAAATTCCATATTTCCTCCTATATTTACACTTTTTACAAGTCCGTTTCTTGAATATAGTTTTTAGTTTATTCTTTTACGTCTGTAAACTAAAAAAAGACATAAAAATAAGCCTTTACAGGCCAAAATATGTAAGTGCTAACCAAAGTGCTATCCACCATAGTCTATTACTTATTTTTTCTAATATTTTTATTAATTCTTTTATTGATTTATCATCCATAAAAATATTATCTCACAATCTTTTTATTTTCCCATTTCTTATAAGCATCAAAGTACATTTCTTTTTTATCTCCGTTATATGTACATTCATAATACATTCCGTCAAATAAAGTTGTACTTAATAATGCCTTGTTATTTTGTAAAACCTTAGCACACCAAACCATAAACACATCATTTTTCGTTATTTGCTTGTTATCTGATTTATCTAAGTGATTATTAGTATATTTTACAACTTCCTCTTTGCACCAATCTAAAAATTGTTGTTCGCTCATAAAGTCCTCCTAACAACCTATTATATTTATTCCGTATGCTTTTGCTATTTCATATTCTATTTTACATCCTCTTGCTTTATCCCAACCTTCTCCGAGATATATCATATCTGCTTGGGATAATAATTGTATTGATTTACCTAAGTACCAAACTGGTATATGTTTATTAATTTCTCCAGGATAATCTTGTAAAAACGAATCTATAAATTCTATTTCTTCGTTTATTTTGGTTTCTATATCTTTTTTTATTTCACTTCTTTTTTCTAATATTTCTTCGTCTGTTAGTCCTCTCATTGGTTGACTTATGAATACTTTTTTCATTTTTTAACCTCCCATGCTTCAAACCATTTATCAAGCTTTTCATTTTTACCACCATTAGCCCAGTCTTTTAACTCTCTAGCTATATCTTCTAAGTCATCTTCTATAACTGGTAATAGTGTACATCTGCCTAACGGATGGTCTAAAGGTACTTTATTTTTATCGAATTTCTTTCCGTTTCGTTCTTTACATAAATCGCATACATTATCGTCTGTTCCGCTTAGCCATTCAACTTTTTCTACAAATGGATTATGCTTAGCACTTTGCCTTGTTGCCTCTTGGTACGCATGATTTATATATGTATTTGCTAGTCTATAACTATTAAATTCAATCTTATTTTTACTCTTAGGATGAATAGTAAATTTATCGTATTCTTTTTTATAATCTGGATTAACATAAGCTTCTAAGTCTTTTGCTATTTCTTTACTACCTTTCCCACTAATAAATCCATCTGTAAGTATATCGTTTATTGTCTTTACGGTTTTCTTATGGTTACTCCAAAGCCTTTCAGAAAGTTTTATATTGTCTCCATACATTTTACCTGTAATAACATTGTCTAAAACTTGCTTGTTTACTTTTATAAACATATCTTCAAAGCTACTAGAAAGAGGTTTATATAAATCACTATAAAACTCTGCTTGGCTTTGTGTATAGCCTTCTACGGTATTTGTAATAGCCTTTTCAATATCTTTATTAAGCTTTTTATTTAGTTTCTTATATTCTCTTTCTAAGTACTTAGCAGTTTGTCTTAAATAGTCATATGTCATCGTATCTGGATTAACTAGAGCCAATCTTTTAATTAGATTATTCGCTACTCTTTTGTATGCTTTTTTTATTTCTCTAGTCATCTCTTTTTCAGTTTTATTCTTTTGTCTAAAAAAATTATTCAACTGGATCACTCATTCCAGATACATAACTTTCTTCTAGCATTTCTCTTTCTAATGCTATTTGTTTTATTTCAGCATCGGCCACATCGTCTGTAACACCTTGCCATTTCTTAATAAATGTTTTTCTAGACATTGCTTGTGCATTTACCTGTTGCAAATCTAATGTCTTTTCCTCGTCCTCGTCTTCCTGTAAAGGATAGTTATTTTCTACTGTAACAGTATAATCAAGTTGTGGCAATTTCTCTATGTTATATACTTCTGTAATCTCTAAGATAGCTCTTACTAACCACTCTAAAGCAGGTCGCCATGCCATCATCTTTTCTTCACATCTAGTAATAAGTTGCCAATACAATGCTTTCATGGTTTTGCCTGATGTCATCATGCCTTTTAACTCGTCATTGCTTAACATTGGAATGTTTAGCATTTCATACATATCAGACTTGATACGTTTTAGGGATTTTTCTATTTTATCTCCATAACCAAAGTCTGTTGGTATTGTACCTAGTGTAGCTTGTTTATTTTCTGCTGTAGGGTCTGTCGGTACATCCCAATAAGCTCCAGGCTTTAGCTTGAAGTTTTCCGATGCCTCTGGGTCTATATCTACTCCATAGATTATCCTATCCATACCTTTTCTAAGTGTGTCTACATCTTCACTCGATAGCCTGTTGTATTGGATTTGATTGTCTAGTAGCTCTTTTACATCAGATTCTCCGAACGGGTCTCCACTTAATCCATCATTGATAATTACATAGCAAGGAATACCACTTAATTGTAAATCTACATCTACATTTATAGGCTCTATTAATACCCCATTACCGTTATATATCCCTTCATTAAGAATACATCTTCCTTCTATCATTTCATACTTTTGCTTCCAAATACGTTGCTTATCTTTTTCAATTTCTTTGTTAGTTTGATAGAAGAATATTATCTTTTTAAGTTCGTTAGGATTTTCTTCGTCGCTTTCATATATAAACTCTAAACTAGGTAAAAACATTATTCTAATCTCTTTCGTATCTTGATTAGCATATAATTTAATAGCAGTTCTTTTACCTATAAAACAATCTCTAGCGCCTTTTATAAGTTTCTCTGAGAACAGATTATCTTTTAATATCTTATCTAAATAAAGATTTATTTGTTCAGCTTTATCTTTGTCGGCATCTGTATCATTTTTAGGTTGAACATATAGCTCTGGAGTCTTGCCGAATAAAAATCTAGATTCTTCTTTTATAAGCTTCTTAATCAGATTTGTTTTCTTTTCTGTCTGTGTATAGTCTTTTTCTTCTGACTTGTCTATAAAGTTTTCTCGACCTTCATATATGTCATACAGTCTTAGTATATCGTTCATTTCTTGTAATACTGCCGAGCCATATAATCCAGTAAGTTCAGCAGTAACAAACTCTTGATAACTATTAAGCATCTTGTAACCTCCTTTCTATCTACTATGATAATGTCTTTTATAATCTGCAACCTCATAGCCATCTAGTGCATACCAAATAGCACTAAATGTATGTGGATCTATGTTAAATTCATCATATATATTCTCGCCTTTTTCATTTTGCTTATATGTTAAATCCTTCAATTCTTTTTTTACATTAACGCATTTAGTCGAGCAATATATATGCTTAAATCTTTTTACTTTTTTAGTATTTTGCAGTCTAGAGCCTTGATATTTTTTAGCTGGAACCATTTTAAATCCTTCTTGCTGATAAAATCTAATTGTCTTAGGCTCGGCTGAATCTGCTCTTATTACCTCTCTATTTACTCTAAATTCATCTATTTCTTTAGCAGTCTTATCATCTGTCATATGATTTTTATAATATTCCCAGTAAATATACAAATCTTTGTTTACATCATCTATAGCAATTCTTATAAGTGCGTTGTATGAAGTTTCAAATCCAAAGTCCATGCCAGCTCTATAAAATCTAGAAGGGATAGAACCTACTTTAGCCATAACTAAATCGTGGTCCATCATCTCAAATTGTGGTAATACTTTTGTACCATTTATGCCAAATCTACCTTGTCTAGCTACTCTATATAAATCTGGATCATACTCTTTCATGTTATCAAGTTCTTTTATATAGTCCTGAGGTAGAAAATAATTGTCATCACAGATGGAATGATGATAGTATGTATTATTTGTCTTGATAATTCTTTCAATATAAAGTTTTTCATCATCAAGTATTTTCTTATCATTTTCTTCATCGATAAAAAAATGTTTATAAGTCCAGTTAGCTTTTTCTATTGGATTTTCACTTAATATAATATGATTGCTAAGTGTAGGGTGTCTTAAACGACCTAGAAGTTCTTTAAATCCTTCATATTTAACCTCGGAACATTCTTCAACCCATATAATAGATACTCCATTAATAGATTTTAATTTAGCTGGTTTATCCATACCTTTAAAGATTATCTTGCTCCCATTAGGATAAGTTACTTGCATAGGCGATGTTTTAAATTTAAGCATATCATATATGCCCATATCCACTGCTACATCTTGTAAAAGCGAAAAGCAACTATCTCTTATAGTGTCATATACTTCCCTTACAACTAAAGCTAATCTTTTTTCTTGTAATAATTTTAGATGCAGCTTTTGGGCCACATGATAACTTTTAGAGCTACCATATCCACCAACAAGAAAATAAAATTTATAATTCCAATCTAAAACAAAGTCCTCAAAATGGTCGTTACAAGTTATGCTAATTTCCATTTTTTTCACTTGCCTTGTTGATTGTTATTGTTAGGTTTTTATCCTCAGCATCTTTTTTGTCATATATACCTAAATGCTTGCCGAGTAAATCCAATGCTTTCAATTTGTCGCATAGTTTTATTTCCCTTTCTGTTATTTCTCCATCTTCTGTTGGTATGTTTTTTATTTTTACACTAGCTATAGCAGCTAAATCTTCTTCTTTTGCATCTGATTTTACAGTAGCTTGATTTAAATTTATTACATCTCCTGGATTAACAAAAGCTATCTTTGCTAACTCCCTTAAAACCCTATCTTGACTAATACCTGTCCTTCGGCTTCTTTCGGCCATAGCTTTGTCTATTTCGGTTTTGATGTTAGGTTTGGTTAAGTTTTCACAACCAATTTCTTTTGCCGTATCAGGACTATATCCTGCTCTAATAGCCGCTTGAGTGGCATTAAGGTCTATTAAATATTCTTCTACAAATTTTTTCTGTTTAGCTGTTAACTTTGCCATAATACCACTCCTTTCTTATAATTTATTTAATAAATCCCTTAACTGGTTATAATAAGCATTATTTCTTGTTAATCTCATTAAGCTTTCTATTTCCCATATATTCGGTTTATCTGGCAACTTCTTTCTAATACATAAATCCACTATACTCTTAGCTTTCTTAAAACTTCTTATATGAGTATGATGTTTTACAAATTCTCCATTAGTGTTATGTATAATAAACCCATCACCAGCTCTATAAATCGAATACTCTTTTCTCTGAAATACTTTTCTACTCATTTAGATCAACTCTTTCTTTCACATAATAAAAAGAACCCCGAAGGGTCCTCTCTGTAATTGGGGTTGTATGAAATTTTGAAAAATCTATAAATTAATTTATGCAAGTGTTGGTGCATAATTAATACTCTATTTAAATACATTTTATGTTACGGTTAAATTTTTCTTTTGTCCCATCCATTTGAGCATATAAACATAGGCTTGATGAGTTCTTTTGTTGGGGCTTTATTAAAGCCCCATATATTTATGCTATAAGAAGGGACCAATGGGCAGACTATAAGAATCGAACTTATAATACTTAAAAGTATATCCAATGTCTGCATGTTGCCAGGAGTTTTACCTCCTGGCGGGCGATTACTAGAATAAAATGAACAAAATATAAAATCAGAAATCAATTTCTACTAAAAAAATACTAGTTGTAAAGGCAGTAGAAAGTTTACCAGGCTTTCTACTTAAAATAAATACAAATGTTAACGTATAAGAAAAATAACCTTTTTTAATTGTTTTTCTATACTATTATAGTAACACATATCGGTGTGCCATTTTATGCCCTCATTCTCTAATTTTCATCCTTTTTTCTACTTGTATTTATTATAGTCCAGGTTCTTTAGATGGTGTTGGTTGCGGGTCTATACCACTGTTATTATTTTCATATGGTTTTTCACAGTATAAATAATGGCAATAATTACACATATCTATTTCTCCGTATTGGTTATTGGCATTTAATTTAACACCACAATATTGACAATGTCTATCTTCTTCTTGTTTACAATATTTTGTATAGCAACGTAAACAATATCCATTCCATTTTTTAGATAAATCACTCTTTTTAAATTCCATATTACATCCAGGGCAAACTACATACTCAGGTATATTATAATTATTTTTTACTTCATTTGAGTTATTTGATTGTTGTGTTTTATTTTTGCTGTCAGATTTATTTGTTTCTTTATTTTCTGTTGTAGTTTGAGATGTATTAGTATTTGTTTTTGCAGTTTCTTTTGTTTCTGTATTTTTTATTACTTGTTTGCTTTCTTTATCTGAATTTTTATCTTTATTAGTTGTAGTTTCTTTTTTATCTTCTACTGTATCTTCAAGCTTTTCTTCTTTATTAGTAGTAGATAGTTGTTTAATCTGAGTTTTAAGTAAATTATTATAATATATATTTGTTCCTAATACTCCAATGCCTAAACTGATTGCAACCAATAAACTTATAGCTAATCCCTTTTTCATATCTCTTACCCCTTTTCTATTATTATACTTTAATTATATATCATTTTTCTTAAGATTTCTTATTAATAAAAAATAGGCCAGTAACTTAATACTAGCCTATTCCTTTACGTAACTTTATTTAGTTTTATTTCTTATATCTTAAGCATTCTTTATTACCTTCTGGACAATATCCAAGTTTCTTACAATTAGGTACTAAGAAAGGTTTATATCTTGGCTCTACTTCTACAACTTGTCTTACCATTTCTTTTACCATTGTTCTAATTGGAAGCTCTGCTCTATTGCAAAGTCTAACATTAGCAAGATGAATTAATCCTTCTAAATTTACTGCAAAACTACATTTTGTACTTATTCCTATTGGTAGTATTGTTCTGGCTATTTCATTACTTTTTTCTCCTGTTAGTCCAGCATCTTTTAGTGTAGCTTGGATATTTTCGTAAGATTTACGAATAATTTGCTCTATTCCTATAATTTCTGCTCTTAAATATACATCTTCCATTACCTCAGGAGCCACATATACATTAACATTTTCTTTTTTGTTGCAATATCTAAGAGATTGCACGTTTTTTACTACTCCTTGTTCATGGCGAACCAACTGATCAATTAGGCTGCGAGGTACATTTTCTAATTCAAATACCATATATAAGTGTCTACTTCCACTTAGATGTCCACTTTCTAAGCAATGTTCTCCTACTTTTTCTGCTTTTTCTTTTGGAGTATCATAACACACTTTACTAAATTCTCCATGTCTTTTTACAAAGTTTTTTACTTCTTCTCCATTAACTAATTTTACTTTAAAATCATTTATTGTAAACATATTATCCCCCTTATATAAATAATCTACTTGCTATCTAAATTACTATTACTAACAGAAATATTACATCTGATATTATTGCTTCCATATCTCCCTCCTAAGCTATTTTCTTAAGTATATTTGAGTGCAATCTATGTATTTGTCTCCAGCTGTAATTAAGTTCTACGCATATTTCTTCCCATTTCTTACATTGCAAATATCTAGATCTCAATATTAATCTTTCTGTACTATCTTCTAATCCGTCTATTGTATGTTCTATACTTTCCATTATATCTACTAATTTACTTTGCTTTTGTATCAATTCAATCTGACTATCTTCGATTTTTGTTATTAATGTCAATATATCTGTCCCTTCTCCTCCACCTACAGGCATATCTGTTATAACTTGGCTTTTTATACTTGTTTTCTTTTCTTCTAGGTATTCTATTCTTTCTTTTATTTGTTTTACTTCTAATTCTATACTCCCATATTGCATTAATTCTTCTTTAGTCATATTCAATCTCCTTAATAAATTATTTATACTTCCCATTCTTCTGGAATAGCTACCTCTTGGCAACTATATCCTAATACCTTAGATATTGGGCAACCTTCACAGTCGTCTTGTTTATTGCACACTTTCTTTATTGTTTCTAGTGCTTGTTTTATTTCTTCTACCATTTATTTGTCCTCCTCCAATTCTCTTTCTACTTCTTCTATTGCTTTTATTACAGAAGCTAGAGGACTTGTCCCCTTAGCTTCCATTATTTCTTTTGCTCTATTTACTATCTCATTCACTTTGCTTAATATCATTTCAACCTCCTTTAGAAGAAACTAAGTTGTTCATAAGATTGTATTTTTCTTTGCTTACTCTCTTCTATCCACTCAATACAAGTTTTATAACTAATTATCTTATCTTGTATTTTCCCATCTTTTTTATATATAATTTTAATGCCTTTATTTTTTGAATTTAATCCTAAAAAGCAATTTAGATTTTTATTTGCTTCATAACATCCATAACGCGATGTAGAGAATTCTTGTTTAAAGAAATCTATTTTATTTTCTTTCCCTTTTATTTTGTCTAAATCATCTTCAAATCCACTATAAATACATCGGTACTCTTGTAAAAATCCCTGTTTTACAAATTCAGGTATAGTATTCATACTTTTCACCCCCTAGAAAAAACTTAATTGCTTATAACTAACTTGTCCTATTTCTTCTTTCTTAAATTGTTCTACTGGATCTAAATATTTTACTCTGCCACATTCATAACTGCATTTGTTATCGCAGTCTTTGCAGCATTGTCGTTTGCATATTTTATTTAAATCCAGTTCTATATCACATTCTATTTGTTCAAATAACATTAACTCTTTTACTGCGTCCATTCTTGGGCATCCTAGAGTTGTTAGGTTTTCACATTCAAATTCCATAGCATCACCTATGCTGTTATCCCTAATTCAAATAATTTATCTCTTGCTTTATCTAATCTTTTCCTGATTGTATTTTCGTTTGCTCCAATCATTTTTGCTATTTCTTTATTTTTGTATCCTTCTGCTTTCTTTACAACAATAGTTTTTATATCTTTTATCTTTGTTTTTTCAAGCATGTCCAATATATGTTCTTTTTCTCCTAGAGAAGAATAATCATCTTTCATATCCATTAGCCAATCACTATATTCTAGTTCTTCACAATGTGGCACTTTGTTGTCGATTGATGCCTTACACTCAGCATCAACCTTTCTCTTTTGACATTTTTGTTTTGTTATATACATAGATATTTCCCCATTTATGCATTTGTAGGCGAATGTAGAGAATGCAAAACCTTTATTCTCATCGAATTTGTTAATTGCCTTTACTAGCCCTACAATCCCTTCCCCAATGTAGTTTTCTTTATCTTCTTTTGTAATGCTTTTGTAATTAAATCTCTTGTTAACTATTGAATAAACTAATGCTATGTTTTCTTCTGCTAATTTATTTTTTTCTTCTCTGTCCATTTCTTTTCCCCCTATTACGTTTAATCTAAATCCCTAAGTATTTCTTGATAGTTTGTATTGCTTCTTCGCAGCTGTAACAAACCTTAACCTCATATCCCTGTTCCATTAGCCTTCTAATCCATTCCTTTTGGTTATCAGTGCATTTATTGCGTCCAACCTTCATTTCAATGAATAATCCTGATTTGTTATTTCTAGGTACAGCCAGGAACAAATCTGGCACTCCTGATTTTGTCCCTGTAGCTTTTAGTTTTCTAGCTTCTCCTTTATTTCTATATCCCCCATTAGGAATAGCGAATATCATTTTTAATTCTGAATATTTACAAGATTGTAAGTTGCACCATTGAATCAAAGTTGCTTGTTCTAAATCTTCACCTTTCATGTTTAATCCTCCACATATTCCCATTTTAATTTTTCACCTGTTACAGGATGTCTGCCTGCTGTTTTTGAACGTCCTTTACATGCTCTGCCTATACTTTCAGCTGCTACGTTATATTGTCTTGCTGCTTCTCTTATATATCTAAATGTTTCACCTGTAGTTATGCATATTACTCTTTTAGAATTTGAATTTAATTCCCCTTTTCTTTGCTCTCTCATTTTCTGTTTAGTTTTTTCTGATAAACACTTCCCGTAATTATGGTGTTCATTTCCATACTTTGGTTTCCATAATCCTGTTTCATGACAATGAATAATATTTTCTTTACAAGTTGTCCATTCTAGGTTTGAAATTTTATTATTTTGTTTATCTCCATCTTTATGATTTACTTGTGTTTTTCTCTTTGGATTAGGTATGAAAGCCCCAGCTACTAAACGATGTACTTTTTTATGGAAAAGTTTTCTGTTTTTATATAAATTAACGATTAAATATCCATTTTTGTCTTGTTGTGGTTTAAGTATTTTTATTTCTCCAGTTCGTTTGTAATTTAAACTTCTTACATTTCCTAAGCTACTAACTTCGTAGTTTTCAAATTCTTCTATAGGTTTCCATTGTTCTTGCATATATTTCGACCTCCGTTATTCATTTCTTAATTATATTGTAACGTTTTTTGAAAGCACTTGCAAGTAGTTGACATATATATTATAATAATTATAATAAAACTGAGGTGATATAATGGTTGATAAATATAAATTAAAAAACAGAACAAGGATATCAAATGCAGTCGATACCAAACTTTGGAAAGAGTTACAACAATATTCAAAAGAAAGCATGATCCCAATATCTAAATTGCTAGATAAAGCAATATCTGAATTATTAAAATCTATTAAAAAGAATAGCTAATAGGAGGCGATATAATGAGAACTTGTAAAGTCTATATAATAACTAATGATGTTAATTCTAAAGTATATATAGGTCAAACAACCAATTCTATACATGAAAGATTTAAACAGCATTGCAATACCAAATATACTAAACTTGGAAAAGCAATAAGTGAAATTGGTAAAGAACATTTTCATATTTCTATATTAAAAGATAATATCGAAAATCTTGATGTATTAGTAAGTATTGAACAATATTATATAGATAAATATAATTCAATAGAAAACGGTTATAATTCTTCAAAAGCTACTCGTTCTCAAGTTAAATCTTTGAAAGATGTTAAAAAAAGCAAACTACCACTTACACTTGATAGTGAACTAATTAAAGCTATTAAAGTTCAAGCTATCAAAGAAAATACCGATGTATCTAAGATATTAGAAAAGTTAATAGCTGATTATCTTAAGTCGAGAGAAGGGAAATAACCTTCTCTCTTTTATTTTTAATCGTTTTTTCTATATTGCACCTCTTTAATTTTCAATTTTTCTAGATATTTTTCTAGTTCCTCAGGACTTAATTTGTATTCTTTTATTTTGCTGCATTTTTTCTCGCTTTCATAATTACCTTTCAAGATTATCTCTCCAGCTTGAAGATAGTAAACTCCACCTTGGTTATTTCTTGTTTTAACTTGTTTCACGTTAAGTTTTTTGTGGTTAATATAGTTTTTTCTTAAGCATCCGCAACTCTTAGTTGTCCCACTTTTTAAGTTTCCCTCTTGTACTACTGTTATATTTCCGCACTCACATTTGCATTTCCAGTATCTGCGTTTTTCTACGTGATCTAGTTCTAGTACAACTAATTTCCCATATATTTTACCTGTCAAATCTACAACTTTTGGTTCTCTAGTAAGTTTTGTATCCTTTATGTATTTTCTTATAGTCCAGTCGCTTCTATCCATTTCATTTGAGATAGCAAGTATTGAATAGCCTTTGCTATGCAATCTTTTTATCTTTCTCTTTTCTAAATCTGATAGTCTTGGTGCCATCCGATTATCCCCCTTTCGAGGGACTAACAAGCCCCTCTCAATCTATAGTTGTTATTTGCATGTTATCTTCTTGAATCTAGATCAATAACATTGTCAATGCCATCTAAATCGTAATTTATTTGGCTAATTTCTTTTATGTACATTTCGATTAATGATATATAACTTGTTTTTAAGTCGTCCATCGACATATTTTTTCTTTTCTTTATTTCGATAAGCATTCTTATTGTAAATTCAACTGTTTCATCTAATAATTCTTCTGTAGTGCTTTTCTCGCTTATTTCTATACGCATGCCATATTTCTTATCTGATGCAGCTATTAGCATTTCATCGCCTCCTAACAGTTCCCTCTGCTTATTGTATTTTTTATAAATTCTCTCATATTAGGTATTTCGCTTTCTATTTTTCCTGACATAACATCTCTTATGTAGTTATTTACTTTCTTGTTTCTAGATGCCCTTTGGCTTTCTAAAAGCTTTGTTTCAAGTTCGTTTTTATCATATTGAACAGTTCTTTTATTTACTTCTTTTCTAATTTCGTCTAGTTTATAACTCAATTCCCATCTCCTCCAATTCTTTTCTCACTTCGCTAAAATCGAAAGGCTGTAATTGTACTACACTTGGTTTTTCTTTTTCTTTTTCTTTTGAAATATCGTAATTTTTATTGTCACTATTCTTATTTGCCTTCATTTGCAATTCATATGCCTTTAGCTGTTCATAAGTAGTTATATTGCTATCTAGCCATCTTTTAATTATCCCTTTTAGATAGCCTAGATTTAACTTTCCTCTTTCAGTACATATCTCTATACCTCTTTTAAACAAATCAAAATCTATTGTTTCAGACATTTCTATAAGCCAAGCTCCTGTTAACTGATTAATAGTACCTATGTTTTGTTCATATAGTTTAGAGAATTCGGAAAGTTCGTTTGCTTGTATGTTTGTCTGTTTTTGCTCTATATCTAACTCTATATCTAACTCTTTCTCTTTCTCTTTCTCTTTCTCTGTCGTTACGTTTTTGTTACTTGGTGTTACATCGGTGTTACATTGTAACGCTTTACCGTTACTTTGTAACATCTTCTTTTTTTCTCTATGTCTTCTAACCCTAGCAGCACTCTCGCTTTCGCTACCTGTAAGCTCTTTTGCTTGTGGTAGAAAGAACTCTTCTTCGTTTATAATTTCAATTAAATTATGTTTTTCTAAAAATGCTAATGTCATAGCTACATTTTCTTCATCTTCATCTAGTTCTAAAGCTAATTCGTCTGCAAATCTATCTTCTACACCTTCAAAGTAAAGTTTGTTTTCATCTTTAATTGCTAATAATAACATTTTTAGATAAATTATTGTATATGTATCCCCACCAGCTATTCTTCTAAGTTTTTTAATCTCTTTCTGTCTAAAAAAATCTTCTTTAAGTTTTAGCCAGTAATATTGTTTTGGCATATAAAACCTCCTTTACTTTTAGGAAGGGGATTACTCCCCAACCTAGCTACATTTCTATTACTTGTTGCCCTTCTATTTGTCCGTTATCTTCTTTTACCTCTTCTATTTGTTCTTCTGTGTACTCTACATCTTGGACTGGTTCATAATCTGTTATAAGTTGTAAAAGTTCATCTACTTCTTCAAACTT